TTTGTTGGATCCGAAATCAAAAGACGTATCCTCCTTACCTTTCTGTGCCTTCTCCCATGTGTCGGTTAGTTGTTGCTTGGTCTGTAGAACATCTTTATTGACTACGCCAACAGTTATGCCTTTCCCTTCAGGCTCGGTAAACCGAACAGCATCATATCCTGCTTTTTTCAGAGCATCAACAAACTCTGGTATATTCATAGCTTCTTGCATATCAATATCAGCTTCATCTATTTGTGTCGCTATCTTCTTATCTATCTTGTATAGTTCTTCCCAAACTTCCCCTGCTTCCTTTGATGATTGGGCAGTCGATGGATATGGAACTGCGTGTTTTGTGAAATCAAAGACCTTTGCATCAGGAGAAAGATGTCCTTCCATTACTTTAGGAGTACCCTTACCTTTCCATCCTGCAAAGAACTCGGCATTACCTTTGTCCTCCGCCATAAAAATAGCTTGCCCTTTCGGAGCATCTTTATAATCTTGAAACAATGCCGAACCTTGTTTTTTTCTTTCTGCAAAATCAAACTTATCAAACTCCGTCCCTGTTCCATGATACAAAGGTTTCCCCTGTGCTTTCACAAACTCCTCGGCACTCTTGTACTTCAGGGCTTCTGTTTCAAGTGCGCTGGCTTTTAGTGGCTGTGTGGCTTCTGGCACTTTAGTTTCTTCTTTAGCTGGTATCGTTCTTTTATCTTCTGGTATCTGTTCCTTGGCATCCATAATAAATTCATCAGATAATACTAAATGTGTATCAGTAGGAAGTACATCAATCAAATAATTTATACCAGCCTCTATCGCTTTCTCCGTTCCCTTGCCATCCTTCATGCTCTTAACTATCGTATCAACATATTTTAATTGTATAGTTTCCTCAAACTCGCCTATGTTCAACGGTACTTTATTTGTCATCATAACTATAGCCGGTTGCTTCATCCCCTTAGTAAAGGAGTTCATTAACCCTGCTTTTCTTAGAAATTCTCTTCCGGCTTGTGTCGTTGAAAGCCTTTTAGCAAAATCTGATACGTTCTTGCTACGTTCCCCACTTATTAACTGTATAGATTCTTTTAATGGGAATTGACCTTGAGTGTCTAACCTCTCTTTTATCCTAGATATTAAAGTCAGTCTAGCTTCTTTATATCTACCACTTACAACTTTAGCGTTAATCATTTCAAATACCGCGCCCAAAGAAAAGTTTACAGCAATATCAGTAAGATCGGATTTATCTATATTCCCATCTTTCAGTAACGCTTTCCCGGCTGTCCATGCACCTCTAGCAATACCACCGGATAAAACTCTAGCTGAAGTGTTTTCTATACCATGAACTCCACCAGTAAGAACACCAAACGCTGCTTCCGACAATGGATGCGTTATCATCTCTGTACTTGGTTCTTTCGCTATAACATCAACAATACCACCAAGACCCCATGTTGCCCCTCTCTGTACGGCATTAGCTAAAAACGGTATAAGTTTAGGATAAAGTGTTACCGGAGTAGTTTCAAGGTATCCTGTAACTGCCGGAGCAGCACCACCTGTCATTAACGACAATATAGCAAGTTGTCCTATTTTACCCATCAGACTTTCTACAGGATACAATTTCTTTAAATCTTCCTGAGTCTGTTTATCCGGTGGTATAAACCCACCAAGCAACGCACTTATCTTACTTACTTTCGGTGGTTCGCCAGTAAGCATATTCCAAGAAGTTTTCTCTGTTTCTCGACTAACATTCGCAAACATCACAGCCTCTTCTTCTTCTTCAGTAGGTTTTCTGCCTGTTCTTTCCGGAGTTGATGCTTGTAGGAAATCTTGACTTGTTAAAACATAATTCTTATCAGCCGTCTTTTTCTCATAATAAATTCCTTCTCGTACAGCAAACTCTACATCTCTAATGTCTGTATCTATAGGAAAAGCTACAGTAGTATCTTTATCTTCTACATATACTTTTTGATCCGGTTTAGCCTCTTCAGTAAAAACCTCTGAAGATAATAAATCTACAGGTTGCTTCTCCTGATCCAACAAGTCTATCGGTTTATTTTCAGCTAATAAATCTTTTGCCATACTATTTAATCCCCAATTTTTTCTTTACTTCTTCTATAGAAATATTATGCTGTTCAGCAGTAAAGGCCAAATCTTCTTGTGAATAGGTTTTATCTTTCCCTTTAGATTTCTTGTTAGCTTTCAATTTCGTATCACCTTCATATACAGAATTAAATCCGTTCTTCTGATTACCAACAGAATTAGGAACATCGTCCAATCCAACAGTAGTAGGATTCGTAGCTTTCACTTGTTCTTTAACAAGATTCCTGGCTTCTTCTGTTATCTGTTCCGGTGAAAGCTTTTTCTCCATAACATTTCTAACTAAATCATTTGTTAACGAATACGCCACCTGATCAGGAGTTTGGCTTGTAGGATGCTTAACTGCCCAATCTTTAATATAATCCATAGACGCGCGCATAGATCTTAACATAGGAGAATCTTGGCTCTTAAACGCTATAGCATTTTTATATAACTCTTGTACCGTATTAGCTAAATTCGCACCATCACTCGGCTGTATATCTTTATTTGCTATTGCTCTCGCTATTGATTCATTAAATTTAACCAAATCCAAGTTAGGGTTGGTACTATCTCTTGCCATCTCTAGCCAGACCTCTTTGTTTGTTTCGTATTGAGGGCTATTAGGATCTAATTTCCATGATACTAGATCGTCCACTACATCTGCCTTCATCTGGTCTGCTCCTAACATCCGAATTAAATCTTCTACGCTGGTCTGCTCCAAATTAGTTATTACCTGTCCGGTATTCTGCAAATACTTTTCATTCCTCTGAACATCAACAACAGTCTTATTCCTCTTAACTTGTTTGTCTATAACATCATTCCACTCAGCTACCTCTGCCGAATCCAAGTCCCATGCCGGAGAAAGTAATTGTTCTCTTGCTCCTTCTGGATCTATAGCTATCTGATTCCTTATGTCGGCTTCTATCCATTTAGCCTTCTGTGCATCTATGTTGCTTCTTGCTTGGTTTGGAGTTATCAGACCGTCTGCTACAGCATCCCTAAAAGCTATTTCCATATTTTGAATCTGTAACTGTTTAACAACCTGTGCTTCTTTGGGCGACATACCTGTAGTTCCCCTATAGGTTTCACCCATTAAATCAACGCCATCAAATAACTTAACCTGCGCATCTCTTATCTGACGCTTTCTAAAAGTTCCTTGTATTGATACCGATGCTGGTAATGCCATAGACTCATAGCTGTTATCGTATTTCTCTTTAGCATACGGCAACGAAACCATGCTACTTGTTTCATCTTTTATAGTTGATATCTCTTGGCTATACTTATCAGCGTTCCAGACATCAGGATCATCTATTGCTTGCTGTTCCAAATCACTAAGCCGTCTTCGTGCTTCATTCTGTGCATCCATGATTTCAGACTGAGATTTTAACTGTTCAAACTTATCAGCCCCCGCCTGTACCACTTGAAACAACTGACTTGTAGCTAAATCTTTGCGTGATGCTTGCTGTGGCGATTGTTCTGCTATGCCTGTACTGCCTGTTAGTTTTCTTCCGCCCGGTCCTATTCTTGGTATTTTCATATCGCTATGCCCCTATTTTAGTTTTGCTTTTGCTTGATCCACCATAAAACTTTGTCCCGGTATCCATTAAACTTCCAAGAAAGGTTGATGTCGCTTGTGTGTTTGCCGTATCTTTTGCTATTTGTCCGTATTGTCTAAGCCTATCTGCTTCACTTTCTTTCTGTTTGGCATTAATCTCGCTATTATATTTTCCTATTGCTATTTCAAGTTCTGCGTTAGCAACTGTATCTCTTATCACATCCAGAGGGCTTCCAGTCATCTCTACACCACTTGCGGCATACCCTGCTACCTGTTGCCCTACAAATCCTTTAAGGCTCTTACGTTCCCTAAACTCGTCAAGTTTTGCACTTTCCCTGATGTTTATAGCTTCAGTATCAGACATAGATGCGTTATAATCGTATGCGCCTTTCTGTTTATCTCCTGATTTCCATTGACTAAATGCTGAAAATCCACCTAATCCCAAGCTACTTAACGCTAACATTGTTGCTAACATATATATCCTCCACTATTTTTCAAGGACTTCAGACCTTGTTATCACACTTAATATTGTCAATGGACTTGGCTTGTCTTGTCTAATCATAATCTCTGACTCAGAATCCCACCATGTTTTGTAGAATTTCGTCAGATCTCCTGTGAATAAATCCGTTACGACCTCATCGTTTGTATCCCCAAAATATACAGTTTCAAGATCAGCTTCAGACAATCCTATCTTCATCCCAAGACTACGATATACCATTATCGTATTGAGATATATCCTACGTTTCTTGCTCCGGCCTGTTCCGGTTGCACTTCCATCAAAGAATTTCAAGAGTTCTATAGTGGCATTCTTCCACAGGCCGGTATGTACTACTGCTGCTTTACTCGATAACGTTATGGCCCCGCTTGCTACCGTATAGCTTGCCGTATCTGCAACACCATCCGCCTGTACCCGGACACTTTCGCCTTCAAGATGGCTTAACCCCGATATGGCCGTTGTCATTAACCGAACTTCCCCACCTGAAATATATGTAGTATACGCTGTGCCGTCTATGTCGTTACCGGAAGTGTCTGTAATCTCAAAAGTATCATCCGTCTTATTCGCTACCAAATAATCGTTACCATTAAGTTCCGTCATCCCCACAACACCATTTATCTTCACTTGATCGCCATTACTGAAACCATGTGTTGCTGACGTAACTACTACCGGATCTGCTTTCGTTGCCGCTGTAATCGTTTTCGGATTATCCATAGTTACCGAACAGTCAACCTTTACTGCATCCCAATCCTCGTCAAAATCTTCTACTGTGAAATATTCAATAAACCTTTTTGTTGTTCCATTTATCACACGTTTAACAATTACCCATATCTGATCGTCTGCATCTGTTTTAGGGATTACGCATACTGATTCATATACACCATCGCCAGTAGAGTCTGTTCCGGGTATCAATCTCGACCAACCCATAACCTCCTGTTCAGGATTCCTTGTAAGTACAGACATCTGCCCATCATCACGCACACACCATATTCTATCATTCGGAGATTGCTGATGGTCAAGATCAATTACTCCATCGCCTTCTTTTAGTATATGTTCAGCTAATAGGTTCATATCGTTTGCTATCTTTGAATCAATATCGTAGTTATAACTTAACTCTCGGAGTTTAAATAGCGTTCTCTGGATATAATATATAAATGAACTTATGCGTTTAGGCGGTAAGGAAGCAACACCGTAGTTAGTGTTTCTTGTGATTTGGATGCTAGTAGGTGTTATCTTCCCACCACCATCTCCACTAGCTGAGAACGTTCCACCGCCTGTACCTATTTCTAAACTTGCCTTTCCTGACATAAGCCACTTAATTGCAATTCGTTCTTCAGTTGCTATCTCAAAGGTAGAAGCATCATCGTCACTTGCATCATCTTCATCGAAATTATCATATGCGTAATCAACACTTTTCCATATCTTCTGTGGTTCGTAGGTTGTTCCACCATAAAACAATGCACCATCGTGAAATGCTACTGCACTTGGATACCCACGTTTGCCAGAGAAAGCACCTTCTGCCCAATCTGTACCTGCCGCTGTTGTGCCAAGATTACCTGCTGTTCCATCGGGTTCAGCTTGTACATCGCCTGTTGCACTTGTCGCTGATGCTACTGCTGTTATCTTCACTACTCCACTTTTTATTTTCCACAAAGAATCAACGTGTGTAGCTTCAAAGGTACTTGCTGATGCTGTTATTGTTATACCTGTTCCTGTTGCCGCTGATGGATTTAAGGTTACTGCTGTAATGTTATCATCAAGAAACGGTCCTCTTACAAAGTCCACTTCAGCTATTGCGAAACTTGTTGCATCCGTTCGAGATATCTTTCTCGGTGCGTAATCTTCATGTACCAGATACTTAACATCGTTCTTATGTGCTTGCATAACAGTTAAAAGGTCAGCCTCTAAGTACGGTGTTGAAAGTTCAGTTGATGATGTTTTAGCGTATGGTGTTGTTGGTGCTGTGAAATCTGCTATCCATTCAGCTGTTCCTTTGACTATTCGGAGTTCGTCTATCCAGCCTTTATAATGAATATCCGACCCAGCACGAAGATATCCTACCGTTATGCCATTAGTATTATTAAATATTAATCCAGTACAATCTTGGTTAGCCCCTTGTTTTGTTCCGTCTAAAAAAACCATTAAATTATTTCCGTTTCTAACTATGGCAATATGATACCAAGTATCGACAGACATTGCACTTACGGTAAAAGTCTTAGCTGCTCCCGTTGAAGGATTTACAATAAAGGTTGTAGAATTTGAAAAGTACATCGTAAACCCAGAAGACCCTTCTTTATATCCTATAAACGCTTCTGTTGATATTTCAGATAATCTTACCCAAGCATCAACAGTAAAATCTCCTGTACCAAAAGACCCATCATCATTATCTAGTATAACAATATTATCGTTAGACCCTGCAAGGTATAATGATCCAGTCCCAAACTTCTGCTGTGCTGTATCTATTTCAGCAGCACCAACAACCGTAGCGATTCCACCTATCTCATCAATAATATCTGTCGAAGCATCAGCACCGTTGAAATGCGATAAGAACTTTATATCATCATCCCAGCTTGTTATCGTTACCGTAGTTGCATCGTTGTTGAAAAACCTTGTATATAGATTACCCATTTCCATAACATAATCTTGTGCCGAACCATACTGAAACGGCATCAACCTTGCTTTAGTGCTGTCGCTTTTACACCCTGCAACATATCTCTTACCCGGAACAAGCGTTACACCACCGAGTTGATTGATGATGTAGTTTTCAAGGGTCTTTGCACTATTCGCATATTTAGTAATATCATACCTTCCAAACGCAAGTTTAGATATCTCTCCTGAGGAAAAATTTGACTGACTTGTTGTGACCTTACTCATTTATAACTCCTTGTTAAGCATAGGCTTAGAACTATTATACGGACAATTCTCAAAATCATATTTCGTATCTTTTCTCAATCCACAATGGAATCCTTTCGAAATCTCTACTCCTAACCGTATCGGATATATCGCGCAAAACGTCTTTCCATCCTCAATCCTTACCAGAAATGGACAATCATGGTTGTCTTCGCCTGTTGTACAGCAAGCTCCGCACCTTAAACACAAATCTTTTACTTCTGGCCCTAATACGGGTGCCATACGTTTGAGCCTCCTGGATGTGTTGCGTACCCACTACCGCCAGTACCCCGCGCCCTTTCCCATTGATCCGCCTGTGCATCTAACGGAGTGCCCTGCTGTGAATCTATTGAAATAGCTTTTGGCAATGTTATCTTTGTATACTTATCAAACAACGCTTCAGCCCTGGATACGCTTTCTGTCAAACTAAAACAGGTTTCCGCAGCTATCAAGTTCGCTAACGCATCCCGAAACTGTGAGGAATACGTTGACGGAGTATCATTCTGGAATGTATATACCATTGAAAGTGTTGATACGCTTGCTAATATCCTTTGCTCTTCAAGCTTTATCTGTGCATCTGTGTTATTGAACATATTTACTTTCAAACAGTCAGTCGGCTTGTAAAACACATTCGACATCCCATCTGCTGTCAGGGCAATTGCTTCTGCTACAATCCAATCTACCGATGTTAAATCAGTTGCAAACGTACCTGAAGTATGCACAACTAGGCAAGAATAAGCTACTCCGGAATGGTATACCTTATCGCCTAAAGCGTATGGCGTATCAGTTACCCAACTCGTATTCGTTTCCCAGTCCAATGAAACCAGATCCCCGGAGAAGGTATCGGATGTATGTGCTACCAGACAGACGTAATAAACGCCCCCATAGAGGACTTCATCATCTATAGCATAAGCTGTCGCCGTTACCCATAAGTCTGCACTAGGGGCAGTCATGTCGATTAAAGCTACCCTTTTCTGGGCGAATGACCACATATGTTCTTCTAAGGCAGAATCCCGGCAATCATCGTATACTGCTGTAACGATTTCTTGTTCTTCAACGTCGTCTGATGTCGTTGCCAAACGCCTTGAACCTGTCATTGAAAGTGCTTTATTATAAATCGTGAGCTTGGTTACAGCCATTTTTAATCTCCTTTTCACATAACGCAACAAAATATATAAGCAACAACATCGTCTGTACCATTCTCATAGGAAAAGCAAAAAACATATTTGTTCCTATACAAACCGCCCCGGCTATTAACAAAAAGTTCTTTGTCCGGTACAACCTTCTAACTAAATTTACGCAATACCCTACAAAAATTGATCCACCTATTAACCCTATTTCCCAATACATCTGTAAAAAATCGTTATGCGCTTGCGGGAACGGGTTCGGATCTTGTTTGAATATCGGAAAAAGGTATAAAAAAGAATCAAGTCCTCTTCCGAAAAATATAGATTTCCAATCTATCAAACAATATATATAATTCCTAGCTACCGGAATCTTACATCTACTCGTATCCCAAATCCAAGTCCTGATTATATCAAGCCAGACAGGTATTCTACCGTCCGTACACGCTATCTGTATTGAGGCAAAATCCCATATCACATACCCAATAAGAGCAATTACAATAAATCCTATTATACGAAGCCTATATTTTGCGTGTAAGAGCAGATAATATACACCTATTGCAAGTATCACACCAAGCCCGAAAGAGCTTGATCGTGTCAATATAGCTACTAAAACCACCGGCACAATGAACCTTTTGTCTTTAAATACAAGAAACGGGGCCATGATCGCCAATAATGTACCGAACCTCATGTATTGCAAGACCGAACCTACGAATACCGGATTGCTTCTATTGAAATTCAAGAGCTTATCCACACCGAACATCTGCATTATACCTAGAAATATCTGAAACATAAACGCCATCACAATAAACTCTATGACAATATCATCATCGCTTTTAAGGAAAAGCAAAAAACAATATGCTGAAATTACAACCAGTATGAAAGCGTTAAATGAAGCGTACGGAATCATGCTTATAAAACATCCAAAAAACATATATGGTATCAATATTTTGAAAGAACAAGGTATCTCTTTAAACAGTAACATCATGCCCAGAAACGATACAACAAAGAATCCGTATAACCATAAATTGCTGTTGATTATTACCGGTATCGAAAAAGGCAGTGGTGGAGCTATTGATAATAACCCCACCACGCAACCCATCAAATATGACAGTACCTTTTTATTCTTCATTGTTAGCTTGTATAATCGTTTACATTATACGTTACAGTTGCCCCTTCAACAGACATTGGAACCCAACCCACCGCATCGCTAAAATACACGAGCGTGATCATTTCTCCAACCGCATCCAAAGTAACATTTGTTATAATCGTAGATGTTCTCGGCGTGACTATCCACGAACCACTCCCGACAGTGATAGCTACAAGTATAACAACTTTGTTCGGAGTACCATCTTCGAGAATTGTTCCTACACCAGTTTCATCAATACCGCCACCATCACCAATACATTTCCGTACAACAGTATACGACTGGTTCATAGGGTCAATAGCCGTAGACGAGGAAGATACCGTGCTCGCTCCACCTTCTCTACCTATAGCTAATAATGTGGATTGGAAGGTAATATCGCCTGTAACAACCGGGGTATTATCCAGAGTTACCGTTACCGTAGACCCATCACTAGAAGCATCGAGGTTTGTACTGAAATCAATATCTGTTGCCGTACCGATGGTACTATCATTATTTCTCACACCTACCGAACCGAAAGCTAGGGGAGAAACTAACAGCATAAATACTGCTATTAACGCTATGTACCTTTTCATCCTATCCTCCCTTTTAATCGGTGGTGTAAAGAATTTGGCAAGAAATGACGCCTGCCGTCATTGCCGCTGCCGCTGTCGTTAACACTATCTGACTATCCAACGTCTCTGTCCCAACTACATACCCTCTTCCTGCCGCGATCATGGGAGTCAATGCAGTCTGTAATGAGTCGTTTCCTGTGGTAACGAACTCGTCGGTGTTGTACTGTGTTCCCAGAAAGAACGTTAACGAACCCTGAGCCACCGCCGCGGAAAGTATAATCGCGATTATCTTCGCACCTGATGGCAAATCTCCACCAAATTCTATCGTAGAACCGGCTGATTCTGAACCATCTGATGTGTAATAATCAGATCTAACTTTGACTCTTCCATCAACAAGCCCCGCGGCCAACTGATTAGAAAGTCCACCAGCGTCTATCGCTGTTTGGCTTACGCCTTTTACGTCTTGTACACTAGCCATATCTATCACGCTCCTTTTTCATTATCTATCTTTTTATTATTTTATTCAGAACACGCGATCTGAACAACGTAATCCTCTTCGAGCCTTACTGCTCCAAGTGCCATCTTCATGTAGACCTGCCACGCGTAGTTCTTATCAGGTCGTTCCGTCAACTTACCTTCTGGATTCTTCTGTATCGCAAGTTGCATACCCATCTTCTGCCACATATAACAGAGCCTATCATCGGAAGTATCTGTTTCAAGTCTCTCTGTATGTATATGCGTGAACCCTAACCAGGTATTCACTTCGCCTTCTACAAGCGCTTTAACTGAGTTGTAGTCAGAGCTTGTTACTTCTGTCGTAGCAAGCAAATTAGAAAGCTGATCTGCTCCATATGCCATGAATCTCTCAGTTTTAGGTATCTCGGCTTTATCGAGAATTACTTTACCTGCAAGGATCTTGGTTTTGGTAAGTCCAGCTCCACCAACTACGACCTTGTTACCTGCCGCAAGTGCGTTACTCGTAGTTCCTGTCTTACCGGAATACGAAGTTCCACCCATTGCAGAGATGATGATATCATCTTTCTTTCTTCCTGCGGATGCCGCTTTAGCTTGCATATACGTTGACTTAGGATCTGCCAACATTGCAAGGGCTTCAAACGGATCTGTAAGAGTATTAGAAACAAAATACCTTGGTGTTACTTTTCTTCGTCTGTGATCTGTTTCTTGGATTGGCGTATCGGCTAACCTTGATATGATTTCTACCATATCATCAGTACCATACTGATCGTAATATTTCTCTTCGCCTGTCCAGTTCATGTCTACCATACAACCAACCTGCATCCTACTGTCCATTTGCTGTGCAAGTAGCTGGATAGTACTTTCATACTGTTTACACGTTATCCGTATTTTTCAATAGGGCGTGGACTATACCATCATCTCTTTTTCTTGGTTTCATTATGACATTCGCAACACAAAGTTAATCCGTTATCTATCGCAACTCTCAGTTCTGGAAATTTTGCAAAAGACTTAACATGATGAGATTCAAGATTTCCACCTCTTACTCCACAATGTTGACAAGTCCAGTTATCTCTTGCAAATACCGACTCTCTCCATAACCTGTATTCAATAGAATTTCTTTCCACCCTATTTTGCGGTGTTATCCCACCTTTCCAATTGGGATTCTTTTCTTTAGCCCTAGCACACTTTCTACAGAGTGTACTTCTAAAGTCTATTGTCTTTCCACATTCTTCACATTTTATTCTTATCTTCTTTTGATAGAATAATTGTCTATGAGAATCACAACAGAACTTTCTTTCTCGGCTATGCCTAAGATATTCTTCTTCTTTCCCACAAAATAAACATTTAAACTTTGTTTTAATCATAATTCTTTCCTAAAAGATGTCGTGCGTTCACAACCGATATCATCACTCGATCGTCCTGAAGACAGGTGCTTTACGCATCTATCGTTCAAAGTCTCTGCAGGGCTTCTTCTGTCGCCAGAATAACCCCTCAGGATTGCCATATTCTTTTCAGAATGAAGGTTTCCCTGATTGAGCACGATTTGCATCTAAGAATTACTCCTTAGAGTCGCCAAATTGACGAATGCTGTACTTGGTGCACCCATAATAAACTCCTTTGTTGTTATTATTTATTGTTTTCAACTTGGTAGAGTATCCCAAAGGGGTCTACTTAACGCTTATCGGGGTCTTTTCAGAGTATCCCAGAACCTTGATAACCGTTTAGGGCTGTAAACTGCACAGGTATCCTAGTCGCTATACGCTATCTTGTATAGCCTTGTACGTTCGTCTAATAGTGCTTTACGTCTTGGAGTATCTTCTCCAAGAAAGTCGGGGTCAGCTTCTATCTGCTTGATCCGACCTTTTGCACCACCAGCGTCTACTGTTAAATCCACCGAACCCACTCCTACGAATGAATCCTCGGATATCTTTTTACCTAAATCTGATAGAAACTTCAACACACCCGGATTGTTACCTAAATCTCCAAACGCTGCTAACGCCTCTTTCCCGCCAAACTTCTGCACTACGCGTTTGGCTATTGTTGAGTTCTCAGCAAAATCTTTACCCCACTCCTGCCGCAACTTAGATTCTGCCGTTGCTCTATTATCTTCTCGGTCTTGATCACGTTTCTCTAGCGTCTTTGAGAGCATACCATAATAGTCCTGATATAACCCATCTGCTTGTTTCTGGTTCAGTTTATGTTTATGCGCCAGAGCCGTAAACCCTGCCGTTTCTTCCGGTGTCATTTTTATATCCGGATGCAAGTTCTCAATTTCTGCAAGCGAATACTTTGACGAATCTTCCGGAACGCCTAACGCTTTGTGGTATTCGTTCCATTTCTCTTCAGGATCGCCTTCTTCCGGGATAACTACGCCTTTCTTTCCGACAAGCTCTAAAGCGTTCTTGTGGCCTTTTACGAAATCATCTGCTGTCTTGTACTTCGTTACTGCCGGATCTGCCTTGTTTTCATCTGACAAGAAATCCATAAAGTTCTTGCCTTTTGCATTTGTATACGCGTCTCTTAACGATTCAACTGAATCCACACCTTCGCCTAGCCAATCTGCCCCGGCTATGCCTTCAGGCAATGGAGTTGGATCACCACCATCATTCCATCGTAGTCTGTTAAATCCTAACAGCCTTACACCTTCTTTGAACTCGTTCTTTGTTGGTTTAGAGTTTCCTTTCGGGTCTAAAGTATCAACCTTCATCTTTGTCCTCCCTCTTTTTACTTACTGTGTTTCTCATTCGAGATACTATGCTCATATATGCCATTCGCATCCCTTCTGTACGTTCTCCTACTGTGGGAACGTCTACATAAAACCTATTAGCTAAATCCTTTAGTATTAATTCGCCATCATCTGTATTGAATACCCTGACATATAACTGGTCAAGCTGTTCTGGTGTGTATTCCTCAAGTTTGTTTTGTATGGTTTCCTGTTTCTGTAAGTGTTCAAGCATCTTTCTCCTTTGTTACTTTAGTCGATATTTTTAGCATCTCCCAACTCCTGAATATCTCGGACTCTATGAAACTTAGCCCAATTTATCTTATGTTTTTTAAATAGTTCTTTACGCGCTTCAAACTTTCCTTGTTTATCATCGTATAGGAACTTACCTATTCTCTGCAAATCTTCCTGTTCGCTCTCGGTCAACCCGATCTTCTTAGTCCATGCTGGTATACTTTTCATCAGCAAGTCAATCTTATCAGGTTTCATTGCCTTCTTATTGTACACATACTGAAGTGCTAACCTTGCCAATATATGTAACGGTGCTACGAATTTGTTTGTTACTTTAATCAGCGTCATTGTTCGCTCCCTACTCCTGCTAAGTTCCGATCAACTTCCGATCCTGTCTTAACTATATCCGCCCCCTGTTGCATAGCGATCATCTTTCGTTCAGCCTGTTGTGCTTCTAATCTTATTTGTCTTATTACCTTTACAGTATCGTCATCGTTTAACATCTCTGGACTGATACCCCTGATCTTTGCTATGCTTCTTACAATCTTATCTTCGTTGATTAAGTCTAAGACTTCAGGTTTAACATTAGCTATTCCACCAACTTCCATTAAGAAACTGTCAATACTTGATACCTCTGATTCCCTCTGTGCTTTCGCAAGCGGGCCTAAATACACAATATCAAGCTCACTCCCGGCAATAGCTTCCGGTGGATCAGGTATAAGCCCATCTTCATACGCGACATCAAACACCCATAAAAGGACATTATCCAAGACTTCTTGCGTGAACCTACCGACTGTCGGGCCAAGTAATACCATATTCTCAGCTAT